ACCAGAGCTTGTGCTACTATTCATTCCATTGTCTGGCATATATACTAAATGACTGTCACCTTCGCTATAACAATAATCTACTTGTCCACTGTTTAAAACTTTAGCTGTACCCCAGTCTATAGTTCTAGCAGAGTCGTCAACTTTACCAGCTCTAACTTCTACATAACCTGACGCATTTCTATATAAAACAACAATACTATTTAACACTTCATTATAATGCCAACCTTTAATATCAGAGTTAGTAGTATCAATATCGTATTGATTATTGTTATAACTTACAGTTGCAACAATTTTTTCAGCAGTACCAGTTGATGTTAGGATGCAAGGATCACCAGCAGTAACAGTACCAGAAGCGTTTACAGTTACAGAACCACCTGATGGTGGTAAATTTTTTAAAGCAGAACCATCTAATGATGTTGGAACATTAGCATAATTACCCATATAACCATGAGCAGAACACTGATAATAAAGTATAGGAGGTGTATCTTCATTTACTTCTATTTGTGTGTATGCTCCAGAAGAACCTGGCGTACCAGATGTAGTTACATTTGTTGTATATGCTGTAGTTTTTGCAGCATCTTTATAAAATAATAATGGATGACCAGAGTTACTTGCATCAGATTGATCAAATTTATATACATATCCTGATGAAGATGTTACGCCATCAGCACCTCCAAATGTTAAAGCTGGAGATTCAACACCATCTATAAAATAACCACTACTACTGCCATCACCATTATAAGGATGACCAGATGTTTTACTTGCTACAGTTACAGTAAATGTTACAGGAGCAGAAGATGAACCATAATCTGTTGATATAGATTTAGCTGATATTAATGTAGCATTTGTTATTGCTTTATCATTAGCGTCAAGATTGCCACCAAGTTGTGGAGTTGTATCTTCAACAATATTAGCCATTGGACCAGCTGGTCCTTGAGGCCCAGTAGCACCAGTCGGACCAGTAGCTCCTGTATTACCTTGTGGTCCTTGTGGTCCAGTATTACCAGTCGCACCTTGAGGGCCTGTAGCTCCAGTCGGTCCTGTTAAGTTAGGGCTAGTAACTGTTTGTGTAGTTCCATTAGATAATGTGTGAACAATATCATATGTACCATTATTATTATTAGTTAAAGCAATGCCTGTAATTGCTGTACCAGTTGCACCGGTAGCACCAGTATTACCAGTAGCACCTTGTGGACCAGTCGGACCAGTAGGACCAGTTGGTCCAGTGTTTCCTGTAGCACCTTGAGGTCCAGTTGCGCCAGTTGCTCCAGTTGCACCTCTTAAATTTTGTGATGTAAAACTATGACTACTTCCATCAGAAAAAGTTAAGTTAATTGTTTCTGTATAATTATTATTAGATGTAGAAGAAAATCCTGTAACAGTAATACCAGATGTACCAGCTGGTCCAGTAGGTCCAGTAGGCCCAGCTGCTCCTTGCGCTCCTGTTGCTCCAGTAGCTCCTGTTGCTCCAGTTGCACCAGCTGGTCCAGTAGGACCAGTTAAGTCAGGAGTTACAATAGTATATGTTTGTCCACCAACAGCAGTAAACACAATATCCATTGTGCCATCGCCATTGTCAGTTTTAGCAACACCACTAAAACCAGTAGTAACACCACTACCATCTAAGTCAGCAGTTCCAATAGAACCATCTGTTACCATTCTACCATGTACTGTAGTAATAGCCATTATTCTTCTCCTTTAGGATTCCTATCTTTAATTTCTTTTATAGTTTCTCTCCATGCATCTATGTCGTGATATATCATATCTAATTGATCTGCTATTTTAGGGTATTCATTTTTTCTTTTTGAAGCATAACCTAAACTTTCTTCTCTTATTCTTTGCTCTAAAATACCAGCATCATTTCTATCAATATATAATTCATATCCTTTAGTAACTTGACCAACAAATGGTATAATTAATTCATATGAGTCATCTATTTTATCTGGACTCATTTGTGATCCATATTCATTATCACCTAATACTTGCACATAATAACCATCAATAGGATTATCTAACTTATCTTGTTGTTTTTCTTTTTGTATTTGTGCTTGTTCTTGCTCTGCTTCGTACTTTTCTTGTACTAATTTACTTTGAGCTTCTAAGTTATCTTGTCTTTCTTGTAATTGTTCTGCTGTATATTTTGGCATTATCTTAATCCCCAGGCAATGATGTTAGCTTTTGTTAAATTACAAGCAGTACCATCATGTTTAGCATATAGTTTAAATCTAATTTGACTTGTTGTTTTACCAGTTGCAGATATTTGTGTAGGCAATCCAGAGTTTAAGTGCATATTAGACACAAAGTAATCTTCATATATATCGTGTATAACATACTCAGTACCTTCTGTACTTCCTGTTAAAGTACAAGCAGTTAACTTTCCATGTATACCATCAGATGAGCTACTAAAATATAAACTAGCCATAGCTATTGGAGCATGACCTTCTGATGTTGATCCTGTATTATCTGGTGCTGGTAAATCACAAGTAAGTTTTAATACATATGAGTTTGTTAAAGCAGAAGATGATGATGTTTCTACTACTTTAGTTTTGTTTACATCACCTCTAATTTTATTAGCTTGTAAAGAATCAATAACAGCGTCACGAATATTAGTAACTCCATTATTAACTTCAAAAGCTATAGTAGGTGTATGATTTGCGTTAGTTCTATCAGCTATCCAAAATCTATCAGCATTAACACCAAATGCTGTAGTGCTTCCAGATAATTCATTAGCAGAAGATATTAAACCAAAACCACTAACATACCCATTGCTAGAAATTTTAACAGCATACTTACCTTGTATTCCATTTATAGTAGAAGTGTTAGTACTAATTGCTGTTGTATTGTTACCTACAGTTGAGCTTAATTGTGTAACTGTTGCTGCTTGAGCTTGAGCTGTAGAATTTGCAGATGCAGCAGTTGTACTTACAGCATTTAATTGTGATATAGTTGCTAATACACTTGTTCCAGTACCACCAGTAACAATAGACTCTAAATTAGTTAATCTTGTAGCGTGTGATGTTGTAGTACCATTTAATGTACTTACAGTAGCATTAAGTGAGTTATGCTCATTAAGTGTAGCTAATCTTCTTGTAGTTCCATCTGATTCAAATACTTGTGATTCAAGATTAGTAATTCTATTTAAATCTAAAGTAATGCTACCAGAACCTTGTACTTGTAATGCTTCTAAAGCAGCAACTCTTGATGTTAGTGATGTAGATGCAGAACCATTAACAGTATTATCTAAGGATGATGTTAATGTTTCTAATGCTGTAATTTTAGTTCCTTGATCACCAATTACTTGCACACCATTTTGAGTAATAATATTTTCTAAAATTAATACTCTTCCATCTACAGTGTTAATGTTGCTTATTTGATTTTGTAGTGATGTAGATAATTGTGATGTATCTATTCTGTTAGTTGCAGATGCAATATCAGTAAGTAATTTATCTAAATCTATATTAGCTTGTGTTACTTCTGTACCAGATAAATCAATAATAGTACCTGATCCAGACGATACTGTTGAAGAAAAATCTCTAATTTCAATAGATGCACCAACAGGAGGTGCTGTAGTAAATGTTATTACATTGTCTGACAATGTGTAATTAGCAACATTTTGTAATACACCATCTATAATAACTAATATAGATAATACACTACTTGGTCTTGCAGTAAGAGTTAATGTAGTTTGACCAGAAGATGTGTATGTTGTTGATATAGGTTGTACCCTACCAAATACTAAATCCCATGCTGTACCAGTCCATATGCGTGTTTCTAACGCTGTTGTATTATAGTATAAGTCACCAACTTGTAGAGCTGTACCGTCTGGCCTGTTAGTTAAATCAGATGAATAAGCTCCAAGATACTCAGTAATAGCACTTGTTTTAGTGGTGACATTACCAGATGAGTCAAAAGCCAGTAGCTTTCCAGCCCTTGAAGTCGCAGTAGGGAGATTGCCTGGCGTACCTTCTTGCACTGGTGCTGAAATAGCTTGGTCAACTTTTAACTCCAAATCTTGTAAGTTTCTTGTGACTCTTGATAACTCAACATTTAAATCTTCAATGTCAAAAAACCCACCTGTGTTAAAGTCACTTGTTCTTGATATGGCAGTATCTCGTATTATGTCAATAGTAACATTACTTTGTGCAGTAGCAAATTGCACCTCAGTACTATTAGCTGTACCTACATTATTTAATGTAAACTTAGTTCCTGTTTGTCCTACTAAAGACGATACATATGTAGCTTCTACATCATCAACAAATACTTTAATATCAGTAGCTTGTTCGGTAGCAAAAGGTACTGAAAATGTTTGTTGTGCTGTAGAGCCAACAGTATAGTCTACTCTTGGTGTTGTATCTGATACACTTATCGCCATAATGTCTTACTTTCCTCAATGTTAATTCTATTGCAACGCACTTTAATCCCCATATAAATATCTTCTATCTAGCTTATCTGCTTCTAATGTTTGATTTTGTATTTGTTTAGCAATAGGACTTAAATAAAATAAATTATTAAAAGGTACTAATTGCCTAACTGCACTTGCAGTTTCTCTTTCAGTTTTATCATTATCACCAAAAAGTAAATCATATGCTTTATACAAAGCAGCATAACCAGTACCAAATCCACCACCTATTCTATCAATATTATCATCATATGACCATTTTGGGTCCATGCCTAACATTTGTCTCAAACCAAATTCATCATCTGTTAACAATGGAGCTAATGTTTCTATTGATGTATTAAAATCTAACAACCAATTTGTAACACCAGAATACTCTAAAGCTGTTAACATTTGTTCTTCTTCGTCTAAAAAACGATAATATGGATTTCTTAAATAATTTGATAAATAAGCTAGACCTATTACAGCAGATAACCCAGACCACCTTGATCTTTGTCTGCCTTGTGTAAATGCTTGTGTAATTTTTTGTGCAGCACCAATACCAAAAGACCTAAATTGAAATATTAAACTAAACAATGGTACATACTTTCTACCTAAACCAGAATATTCAGCTTGTAACTCTCTAAATCTTTCATATTGTGGTGCTAGTTCTTCTTCGGACATACCTCTTTTTTTACCATCTCTAATTGCATCATCAATATCATTCATTTCTTTTCTTACTTTAACAGCCCATTTTCCTCTAAATGGTACATTCATTGTGTTAAATAAATAATTTGGTTTTGATGAAATGCCAGGTATCATAATAGCTAATTCAGTTTGTTCAAATACAGCTATTTCAAATTTTTCTGCTAGTTTTTTATCAGTCCAATTATTAACATTACCAACATAAATAGACGCATCACCTTCTTTTACTATTTCCCAATTAACGCCTGTTCTTTGTTCACCAATTTTTATAATATCTGATTTGCTTAAACCTAAGTTTTGTAACCTTTGCCATTCTTTTATGTCTTTTTTAGGTATATCTGCTACATATTTTTTACCATTTCTAGTTGGAACATTAGCAGTAAGTTCTATTGAGTTTCTAATTAACTGTGATGTTGTTAATGTACCAGCTAATTGTTTAGTCATAGTAGTCCAAGGTAAAAGTAAATTTGCTATATGCATAGCATTAGCACCTTTTTCAGCTATATCTTCTATATTTTTTAAACCAAACTGACCCATACCACCACTTGGTGTTCTGTATTGATTTGGTTCCATAAACCTTGCATTACTTCCTAATACTGTTTCTATTGCTAAACCAATTTCTTTTGTAAATTCTTTATTTTTTTCTATTGCATTAATTAAATTTTTATTACCAGAAGCAAGAGCGTTAGTGTATATACCTATTTCTTTCATACCAATAATAGCTGCAAGGTTACCTATATCTGGTATAGAGCTAAATAAAAATTTACCAGCAAATAACATTGTAGCATAATTTTTTAAAAGTCTTGCTGTTCTAGCTTGTATGCCAGCTGGATTACCATGGTTACCCATTCTACCTAAAACAACATCACGCATGTCTGCTATGTTTAATTTAAAGTTTTCCATATCTTCATTAATTTTTGCTAAATGTTTTTTTGGTGCAGTAGATTTAATTATATTAAAATGTTTTTCTATTTCTAACATTTGTTTGCTAAGCATAATATCACCACCACCAAAATCATTCATTTTAATTAATGGTCCTATTCTTTGTATGTAATTAGCCATTACAGAAAAAATATCGTTATCAACCCATTTAAGCATTTTGTCTTTATCATGCCATGTTATTTGTCTTTCAATAAAATATTTACTTCTTCCTCTACCAGAAAGATTAATAAAATTACCTTCTAATGCTTCACCCATAATTCTACTAGCAGTAAGTTCAGCTCTTTCTCTTGGTGTAAGTTTACCAATATAACCAGCTGTTATTTCGTCTATTTTAAATTGAGATTCTAAATCATCTATAAATTCTTGTTTTCTAGCTACAGGAATTTCTTTATATAAATGTGGAAAATAACCACCACTCCTTACAGGCAAACCTTCTTCTTTAACTGATGCTAATAAACTTTCTGCATCATTTAATCTTTCTTTGTAAACTAATCTTTCTTCTTTAGTTTTTGCATTTTCTAATTTTCTGTTTAAAAAATTTATTTCATTTTGTATAAGTTTTGGCTCACCTATTAAATTTCTTTCAACTAAAAGTTTTTCAAACATTTCAGATATTTCAGTTATTACTCTTGCTGTATGCTCAACACCTTGTATTATTTTAGGATCAGAATTTAATCTTGTAGCACTTCCTGGGCTTTCTATTTCTTTAATAACTTGGTCATAAAATGGGCCTATTTCTATTACTTGTTTGTTATCTCCCATTATTTTACTAAAAGCATCTTTTGCTTTTTCTCTTTCTACACCTAAGTCGTAAGCACCAGCTCTTAATTCTCCTCTTGCATATCCGTTAGGTAATGCAAACCCATCATAAATAGCTTCATTAATTTTAGGTATTAATCTATCAAACTCTCTTCTTGCTTGTATATTAACACCACTACCTTGTGCTTTCATATCTGTTGTAAGCAATAAAGCACCATCACTAACTAAATCATCCATTATATATGACAACTCAGCTAAAGCATTATTGTATTCTACAGATTCAAATCGTACTGGGTTATTTGGTGAATCATATTTTGACACCATATCTTTTAAAAAGTCATAAGGAGAACGACCCAAACCAAAAGGTCTGCTTACAATTTCTCTTACTATTCTACCACCTAAACCACTTGTATATACTTTGTGTATTTCTTTTGCTTCAGTACCTTCAAAAACCCATTCAGTGTCTTTATACTCTTGATATTTTGTTAAAGAATCTTCTGGTCTAAATGTAATTGCATTTGCAATATCTCTTTGATATTGATTTTCTAAAACAACTAATGCTGTTGATTGTTCTTCTTTAGTTCCTTTTAATGCCAAATCTTGTAACTTAACTGGAACACCGTTATTTATTATTTCGTGTTTTAAAGTTCCAGCTTTTTCTGTTGTCCAAACATTATTAGTATTAACTGGTGTTATATCTTCAACATTATTTTTTGCAAAAGTTTTACCACTTTGTTGTCCTAATGTTATATCAGATTCAATTTTTTTTGGAAATTCTGGTGTAGGTTTAGGTGGTGGTGTGCTACCTCTAGGTGCAAATCCTCCTCTTAAACCATTTAAACCAGCACCCATTAAACCACCAAATAATCCAACAGTAGGTATCATAAACAATGCTTCGCTACTTACCCCTGGCACAATGCTTTCTTGAGCTGTAGGATCAGCCCAACCTTTAGGTATTTGGTATAATGCTTCTGCTCCAGATACTCTTAATGCACTATCTGTAAATGCTTTAGTAGTAGATAGTATTTTACCACCTTTTAAAATAGGAACAAAGTAACTTAAATCACCACCAGCTAAGTTACCAATAGGATAAGCAAGTAATTGTGTACCAAAGTTTAATGTATCAATTTTTTTTCTTGCAGATAAATTATCTTTTATTTGCTCTTCTTTAAGTTGTACTTGTTTTTTATTAGCTAAAAAATAAAACTCATCCCAATACCTACTTGCAATATAAGGATCAGTAACTTCTGATAACGGATTAAAATTAGGATCAACCTCATCATCAAAACCACTAATCCGAGTACGCATATTTCTAAAAGCGTTACTGCCTAAACTTGTTTTAAAGTGAGCTGCAATACCACCAAACAAATCCCATTGGCCATTAAGATCGTTATAGTTATCATAATCAGCTGGTAAATTATCAAGAGGGCTTACTCTACCTTTTATAGTATAAGCACTTTGTGGATTTAATAAATACTTTTGATATTCATCTATCATGGAATATATCTTTGATATGGAAACATAACTGTGCTTTTCCAGTTTGTTAGTTTTGTTTCTTTAAAGTTTACATAACTATTATGTCTTTCTATATCTTTAGGAGGTGCATATTTAAAAATGTAATTATTGCCAGAGTTTAAATTGCCAATACCATTGCTACTTAAATAAGTAGTAAATGGATTGTTATCATCTTTATATCCAACATAATACCATGTTTCTTGTATTGGTGTTCCTTCTATAGTTTCTCCTGATTTTTCATGTATAAATTTTTTATCGTCAGGAAACTCTATAGTATTATCGTAAGTAGCTACTGGAATAAAAACTATATTATCTATATCTAAACCATTTTCTGCAACTTTATCTTTTATTGTTTGATCTAAGTAACTATTTTTAATAACATCATTACTTTCAAAAAAAGTTTTTGCCATATCTAAAAAGTTATCTTTGTTTTTAATTAAATCATCTTCATGTACCCAACCAAGATGATTATCTGGATTTAATTTCCATTCATTTTTAAATGCTTTAATTGTATTTCTTGCGGCTTTTCTAACTGATACACCATCTATGCTTCCATCATTTCTACTTTGTAAACTTAATTCGTGTGTAAATCTTAAACCTAGCCATGAGTTAGCAGATGTTGATCCTACAATAGAGTTATTTAAATTATCTATCATGTTACGAGACATACTAACACCTTTTATCTTTTGAAAAAAAGTAATTGGGTTTTTGTTTATATGATCTCCTATTGTCATACCTAAGTCAGTATTACTATCAGAATCAAATGTACTAATACCTCTAGCTTCGACATTTAAAAATCTGTTATTATCTAAATTAGTGTAATGTGAATAAAAAGATTTTTGATTTGAATCTTCTACATCTGCAAATGCTTTGTGTTCATTCATTAACTCTTCTAACATTTGTCTACCATTACCTAAAAACTTAATAGGTTTACCAGCTAATCCTGTATATGTAGTTTCGCCACCTTCTGGGTATTCATCATTAGGAGCAAAAGGAACAGTATTTGCTACTCTTCCAGATATAAGTAAACTAGGTATAGAATTAACTAAAGCATTTAATAAGACTGGATTTTTTTTACCTAAATCTATCATAGAACTAACAGTATTTTCATCTACCATTCCTATTCGTCTTATTAAATCTACTGAACTATTAATTCCTTCTATAGCTTCTTGATCGCTTTCATAGTGTGCTGTTATTATTTGTTCAAGAGCTTCTTCTACTTTACCAGTCCTGTAATCATCTGGTGATTCTGTTCCTGTGTATAAATTTATAAGTGAATCCAATGAAGAATTATTGTTAGTAGCATCATTAATGCTAGTTTTAATTTGATTTTCTAAATCTTGAAGAGATGCTGGATTAGCACCAGTAAAATTAGATAAACTTTCTTGTGTAATAGTTTCTCCTTTTATTACTATTTGCTTTGCACCTTTTATTAACCTAAGATATTCTTGTTGTTCTGAAATAGATAAATTTTTAATATACTTACCAAAATATTCTTTACCAAATTTTTGAAACAAATTTACATTGTTTTCTGGTATAGCACCTGAAGCACTTGATGTTATTTTGTTTCTGTATAAATTTATTTCATTATTATAACCAGATACTATACTTGCATAAGAACCATCTGTTGGAAGTGTAGTTAAATTTTGCCCAAGACTGTTTAAAGCTAATTCTTGAACATTGGTTATATTTATGTTTTTTAGTATTGTTTTTCTTGATGTGTTTAATGATGTAAACTTTTTACTAAAAGAATCTTTTAATGCTAAACTTATTGCATCTTTTCTTCTGTCATTAATATTTAAACTATTAACTTTTTCATCAATAGATTTACCATAAACACTTTCAATGGTTTTTATTCTTTCTTGATATGATTCTTCATCTTCACTTATGTTTTGTTGTGCTTCAAAAATTAAATCATTTACAGTTGGCTCAATATCTCTATAAAAATTAAAGACATTATTTTTATCTTCTTGTATTTGGTTTTTTTGTTTTTCTTTAAAAGCTATATCTGAAACATTTTTTCCAAGATTTAATAAGTCTTGACCTAAACCTTGTGCTTCTGTAGTTCCAGCAGTTACACCTTGTGCTACTCCTATATTACCTATTGATGTTACTTGTCTTTTATATCTAACCATTTATGTACTCATTTTATAAGCAGTATCAGTAGCTACTTGTCCTAATTGTATTAATGATCTTGTAGTTGCAATTCCAGCTGCTTGTCTATATCCAGCTTGACTTCTTTTTAATTGCTCTCCTTCTAATAAACTTTTTCTTGCTATAGTTGATTGGTCCATAGCATAATTATTTTTATTAGCATTTAACAATGCTTCTGTTGATTCTCCACCAACAGATGTTGTTACTATACTTTCAGTTAATTCTTCGTAGTTTCTTGCTAAAGCATTTTCATTTGATATAGCATTAATTTCGTTTAATTTTTGCTGTATTTTCATTTCTCTTGCTTTTGCAAGCTGTTCAGCTCTTGCTGCTCTGCCACCAAATATAATACCTAAACCTTGTAATGCAGCAGAACCACCTAATAAAATAGACTCTAACATTATATTGTTACCTCACTTACTAATTGCATTACACCACATGACGCTGGTAATGTTTGTGTTATTTCTATTGTTGGGTCCTCTGAGTAACCTAACAATCTAAAGTCTTGTTTACCATCTACTCTTGCCTGATCTTGTTGTATAAGGCCAGATGCAGTTGTTCTGTTAAATAATGTTTTGCCATTTACTGACATTGACAATGCTCCTTCTGTTTCTACTTTTACTCTTGTTATTCTTCTTCTATTACCAGTTAGTTCACTGCCAGGGTATTGAAAATCTACTGGCATAGTTTCTAACTTCATAAAATATGAATATCCTATATATGCTTTATCACCGTTTGATAAGTTCAGCAAATTTGAATCTAATGTTCCTGTACCAGATACAATTTGTGTACCTCTGTGAGAGCCGTCATCTTTAATTACATGAACAGTTTTATTATAAAAGTGTGCTGGTATACCAGTAATTGTATTATTAGCTACAGTAATCTTAAATGCGTCATCTAAGTAACATTCATCTGTAATGTTTAACTCGTCAAAGTTAGTAAACTTTTCTAATGACACTACATTGTTTCTATTTGTAACCCAGAATAAATTTTCATTAACAGAAGCCATAGTCATTACACTATCTAAATAGCCATGAGCATTGTCTGTTTGACCAGTACTATCCCATAAAGTCCATCCAAGTATAGACTCTGATATTACAGAATGTAATACACCTACTGTGCCATCATTGTTTACAAAAAATATGTACTCTTCTGGTCTTGTGTCTGAACCACCAAAGCTGCATATATCATTAGGGTTAACAATAAGATGACTACTACGTATTGAAACATCTCTTGGTGCAAAAGAATTAGCAGATACTCTTTCAAGATCACGAACAGTTCTACCGTTCCTTTGTATATAAAAAGTATTACCATTACAAATATGAGGAGTAGCTCTAGTTGATCCATAACCAGTCATCCTTTCTATTAAAATATTTGTAGGTGTTAATGGTTGTCCTGTATCTTGTATCACAAGAAACTCACCACCGCTAGTTAATACTTCTAACCCTTTGTTAGAAACAATATGGTATATTTCGTTTAACTGATTAGATGCTACAATAGTTTGTATACTGTCATTATCACTTGCATCACCTACATCAAAGTTAAAATAGTCACCAGATTGTGACGCAAATAAGGCATCAGGTTGGCTTACTGTACCACCAAACCATAATCTATTTTGATGGAATGTAACAGCTCTTGGAAATCCATTTCTACCAAAAGACTGTTCTTTCCATTCTCTTGATGGTGGCATACTAGCACCAGTAATTTTAATACCAGCACCACCAAAATCTCTGGACCCATTACCATTAGGATCAGTGTTAGCTACATTACCAGTATATCCAGTAACTTCATGTGATGAGTTATATACTGCCCAGTTTGTTGTAGGACTGTTACCTACACTATATCCACCAGTAGGATTCCATGACACACCAGCTGGTAAGAAAAATCCAATACCACTACCAGCAAGTATTTGCGTAGCGTTTGTTGTACTGTCCGTGCCTATTTCAAAATGGTCATCATCTACTACTCTTCTTATTTGGAATGTACCATTTAATCCAGCTCTTTGTATAAGCCCAGGTTCTCCAGCAAAACCACTAAGAGTTATATTATCACCAGCTTTAAAGCCATGATTAACTAATGTAATCTCTACAGAGTTTTGTCCAGATGTAGACCTAAATGGATTTAAACCTAGTTTTATTTCAAGTACATCTTTTACTTGTCCAACAACAGTTGTTGGGTTTGTGTATGTAATAATTTCAATTTCCTTGCCATGCCACAGTATTGACTCTCCGACCCAATCACTGCTAAATGTATTAACACTGGACACCAAGTTAATCTGACCACTATTGGAGCTAGGTTGAATGGTCACATCACTTGGTGCCAGCTTTGTGTATGGTTGGTATATTTCATGTAACACTCTTGTAGTACCAGAATCGGTGTACTCAGTTACATTAGATGATTTTTTAAATTCTAATTCTTTTGCAGTAAACGATGATGCACTTACTCTTTCAATAATAATAGGTGTAAATGTTTCGTGTGCTATTATAAAAGTATCGCCTTGCTGTGCATAGGTAAACTCTTTAATGTTATTTGCATTAATAGGTATAGCTGGTGTAGTACTACCACTTGTATATGTTGATATAGTACTTACAGGAGTTTGATTAGTTACATCATATACAACAATCTTTCCTATCTGAAATAAAAACAAATACTCTTGTGTTTCATTAAACACAAAAGGTTCTAGTCTAGCGTGTGTTGTAGTGCCAGTTAACTCATCCCAATGTAGAGTACCAGGCCTTCTAAATACTGATCCTTGTGATGTAATTATAGCGTTTCTTAGCTTTTGACATCCACCAGAATATGCTGGTATGTCTGTTCTAGCTTTCATACGAGGGTCTAATTCACCTACAGTAAAATCTGTCTGAACAAATTTTATCTTTCTAGCCATTAGAATCTCCTAGCAAGTGTCCGTGTGTTACCTCTAAAGTTAGCATACCTACCCATATTTAATCTTTCTGTTGATGTTTGTTGTGCATCTACATTTCTTGCTAACAAATATTGTCTTTGTGCTTTTTGCTCAAACAATGCAGACTTATCTGCATCTTCTGCAATAGCACCAGCAAATACAGATGCTAAATGAAACTGTAAAGCTGTAATAAAGTATGGTGGGAATGTAGTAGTATCTGGTCTGTATGTGTATTCAGCTATTACTTTATCACTTACACCAGCATTGCAAAATAATTTGTCTGTAAATATTTCATATTGTATTGGGTTACCACCTACAGTAACACCATGAATCATAATAGATTCAATAGGTATTTGGTAAGCAGCATCATATCTATTTTCGTCTAAAGGTGCGTCTGTTAATCTTGATAATTGTTTTATGTTACTGGCAAATCTCCAGCGTGTCTGTGTCAAAGCTGATCTAACTATATCTTCGTACAGATTTTGTGCTACTTGGGATTCAGTTGTTGTTCCAGAAAAA